TCTACCGTGACCAGAAGAACAAGCTGATGCCGTATGCGGCAAAGAACAACGGTCTGTTCGAGGTGAAAGAAGGCAAGGGCCGGCACAACGACTGGGCTGGAACCCAGACGCTCATCACCCCGAAGGGCCGGGAAACCTTCCGCCTGCTGTGCAAGGAACCGCCCGTTTTACCGCAGTTCACCGCATTGTAAACCGACATCATGACGATTGTAAACCAAAAAAGAACCGCTTTTCCACCGCAATCACCGAAATGGTCGTAAAACGCAGGCCCGAAATTCGCCTATTCTTAGAATAAATTCAATCAAATTTGGATAAATATTCAAAAATGGCCGAAAACAGGCCAAAATCCGCAGGAACGTCCACCGGACAATCCGGCGGAGCGTCCGACTATAACCGTACCTTACCCAACCAAACCGTAACCTGTTGTCAAATTTTCACTTCGTTCAAATTTGCCAACGGTGCGGGCGCGGGGCCGAGCGTCAGGCAGGGGCTTTTCGCAACTGTCGCAAATAAAGCCCTCTAACGGCTTTCAAACCTCTGACACAAAATTATCCCACACGCACATTTGGGACGTTTCTCTGCACTCACCAGAAGTCCTCAGAGGGCATTAAGCCATAATCTTAACTGCGGCGGTGCAAATCGCCGCTTTTTTGCTGTTCGGAACCAGAAAAGGAGGCGAAAACAGTGAATGATACCGTCCACGGACACATGGTACAAGACCTGCTCCGCCACCGCTTCGGCAGTCACGATAACCTGATATGCAAATATTCATCCAAGTACCCTGTGCAGGCGGAACGCGAGCTCCAGCGGCTCACCAATGCCTACATCCGTATCTTGAACGAACTGCTGAAGGAGTATCTGCCGGAGATCAGGGACGCGGCCCGCGCAGAGCGTGAAGCTGGTCAGCGCCATGATGAGGCTTCAGACCTGATTGCAAAGGTCAAAACGGTTTTCTCCAAGATGACCATGGAGCTGGAGCGGCGCACCTCTATGTTTGGACTGCGCAGCAAGATCGAGTCTATGGCAAAGCTCACGCGGAAGTTGAGCATCCGTGAGTGGAAGAAAGCCGTCAAGTCCACGCTGGGCATCGACCTGATGGATGACTACTACACCGGCGAGCTGTACAGAACGATGATGGAACGCTGGGTCGAGGATAACGTGGCGCTCATCAAGACCATCCCGCAGGAAAGTCTGGGGCGTATGCGCCAGATCGTGCTGGAGGGCTATCGGAACGGCGAAACCACAACGGCCATCGTCAAGCAGATTCAGCGGACGTACAGCGTAGACCGGCGGCACGCCCAACTGCTTGCCCGCGACCAGATCGCCAAGCTGAACGGTGACATCACCCAGCAGCAACAGCAGGACGCAGGCGTGGTGGAGTACGTCTGGTCAACCTCTGGCGATAGCCGCGTTCGCCCAAGCCATGCTGCGCTGAACCATAAGCGGTTTCGCTGGGATGACCCGCCGGTAGTTGATGAAAAGACCGGGCGGCGCTGTCACCCCGGCAAAGACTACCAGTGCCGCTGCTGCGCACTGCCGGTCTTCAACATCAAAACCGTTGACCTGCCGGTCACGAAAGGGGGCGATGGCCGTGGATGAAACCATCCTGTAAGACCTGAGAGGGGAGTTATTCAACATGGAAAACGATATGAAGGTTCAGCGCTTTGACAGCCTGCCGCTGGATGCCACCTATTTCACAGATGAGGGCTACCTTGTAGACCACCCCATCGTGACATCGGTGGGCATTTTTGTTTATCACAATCCGGACGGTTCCGAGCGCCGGGAGCTGCGGTTGCCTGAAGAAGTCTTTGCTAAAAAGAGCCTTGCGTCCTACAAGGGGAAGCCCATCATCGTAACGCATGATGCTGGCTACGTTGACACCGACAACGTGAAAGATGAGAGCATCGGCACGATTTTGTCGGAGGGCTACCGGGACGGCGATGATGTCCGTGCAGAAATCATCATCCACGACACCGACAGCCTGAAGAAGTACAAAATGCGTGAGCTTTCCTGCGGCTACAACCTGCGTCTGGACGAAACGCCCGGTGTCTGGGAGGGGCAACCCTATGATGCCATTCAGCGGGACATCGAAATCAACCATCTTGCCCTTGTCGATAAGGCGAGGGCTGGTGAACAGGCCCGGCTCAACATTGATAGGCAGGGCCACGACTGCATGAAAGGAGAAAAACTGAACATGGAAAACACCACCAAGAGAACTTATGGCGCTCCCACCCCGGAGGAGTTGGCCGCTGCTGTGGAGGCGTTCAAGAAACGCCGTGCAGAGCGTTCTGGTACTGCGGCCGACGGCGGTATTACCGCAGAGCCGCCTGCGCAGACCGCCGGTGCTGCTGAAGGCGAACAGCCGGATGCAGTTCAGCAGGTCAAAGACCGCCGTGACCGCCGCGATTCTGAGGGCGACCCGGCAGATATGCCCGGCGCAATGGGCGTGATCGCGCAGCAGGACGAGGACATTGACACCCTGCTGGGAGTTATCGACGTTCTGAAAGCTGCTGGTACGACCACTGATGGCGCTGAGGGCGACTGCGGCGGTACTCAGACCGATGGCGCCGGCGATGAAGGCAACGCCGATGAGGGCGGCGACGCCGCGCAGGATAAGAAAGACCACGCAGACTCCGCCAATGACTTCCGCGAGCTGCTGCGCGTTGTCCGTGTCGGCGACCGCCTGAACATGGATGGTCTGGAAGCCATGAGCGTCAAGGATGCCAAGAAGGCCGTGCTGGGCAAGCTGAAGCCCACCCTGCATCTGGACGGCAAGAGCGCCGCCTACGTCAACGCAGCGTTTGACATGGCCGTTTCCGAGATGAAGGAGCGCAAGGATACCAACTATCAGCGTTCCCAGATGATGCACGGCGATGGCAAGCCCCCTGTGAAGCAGACCAGCTCCGCTTCCGAGGCCCGCCAGCGCATGATCGACCGCAGAATGAAGAAGGAGGAAAAGTAAGATGGGTGTTCAGAAAACCTACGGCTATGCAACCAGCAAGGGCGTTGCAGGCGGCATCTACGATATGTTCCACTACCCGGTGGACTCCCGTTTCAATGAGGAGACGACCGGCAAGCTGCATTTCGGTGTTGGTGTTGTCACCGGCAAGGTTCCGGGCAGCAGCGTTGCGCTGCCGACCAGCGCGAGCACCGCTGATAACTTCGAGGGCGTTGTCATCAACGGTTTCGACCGCCAGCAGGATTTGGAGGGGAAGCTCTACGTCCTGAACAACCAGAACGTCGGTGTCATGCGCCGTGGCCGCGTTTGGGTACGTCTGGCGACCGGCGCTGCGCCCGCCTATGGTGATGCCCTGCACATGATCGTGGAAGGCGATGAGGCAGGCTGCTTTGCAAAGGAGGGCGGCATCGCAATTCCCGGTCGCTTCATCGGTGCGGCCAGCAATGGCGTTGCGCCGGTGGAGCTGTACGGCGTTCCTGCCGCGAGCGGCGCTGACGGTCACGCTGCATCCACCGACGATGCCAAGCCTACTGTCTGAGAGAAGGAGGACAAAATCAGATGAACACTAACCAGAAATCCATGAGATACGACCAGAACGACTACGACGCTCTGCTGCACTCCAAGATTCCGGCCGCTCTGGTCGAAACTCCGCAGATGAACTTCGATGACGCCAGCGATGCCTCCGTGTTCTTCGCCCGCGAGCTGGATTACGTCAAGTCTCAGTCCTACGATGTGGAGTACCCGGAGTTCACCGCGCTGAAGCTGTTTCCGGTCTCCAGCGAAATCAACCCCGGTGCCGAGACCGTCACCTACTACAGCTACGATAAGACCGGCATGGCGAAGATTATCAGCAACTACGCCACCGACCTGCCCCGTGCTGATGTGAAGGGTAAGCCCACCACCGCCATCATCAAGTCTCTGGGCGACAGCTACGGCTACTCCATTCAGGAAATGCGTGCCTCTGCTATGGCAGGCAAGTCGCTGGATGCCCGCAAGGCTGAGTCCGCCCGCTACCAGATCGACTACCTGAACAACAAGATCGCGTGGAATGGCGATGCCGAGACCGGCCTGCGAGGCGTTCTGTCCAAGGACAACGATGTGCCGCTGTACGTTCCTGCAACCGGCGCAAAGGGTTCTACCAAGTGGGCCGACAAGACCGAGGACGAGATTCTGGCCGACATCACCGGTATGCTGAAGCAGGTCGCCCGCACCACCAAGAAGGTGGAGAAGCCGGACACTCTGGCCCTGCCGTCCGAGGCGTATATCGAGATTCAGAACCGCCGCATCGAAAGCACTGCCACCACCGTGCTGAAGTACGTTCAGGACAATATCAAGGATATTGCCCGTATCGTCTCCTGCCCGGAGCTGGACCCCGACAGCGTGGACACCAACCCGTATGCGGCAGAAAACGACGGCAAGGGCGTTGCGCTGCTGTTCAAGAACGACCCCCGCAAGTTCACCATCGAGAACCCGCTGTCCTTCATGCAGTATCCCGTGCAGCCTGAAGGTCTGGAGATGGTCGTTCCCTGCGAGGCCCGCACCGCAGGCGCTATCATCTACTACCCCATGTCCATGCTGATTGCTACTGGCATCTGCTGATTCACCCGTGGAGCTGCCGTACGTTGTGCGGCGGCTCCTATCTTTTTGTAAAGGAGCCATGATATGAAACTGAAGAATATCGGAAACAAAATCATCAGCGTCGGCGCTACCGTAATCCTGCCGGGTGAAACCAAGGAAGTCACCGGCTATGATGACAACGAGATCGTGAAGTTCTTCATCGGGCAGGGAAACCTGTCCGAGGTCAAGAGCCGCACTGCTGCGAAGGAGAAATAAGTCATGGAAGATGCCGTAAAGATTTTCCGTATGGTTGCCACTGAGTTTGAGACTCTGGACGATGACACAGTGAAATCATGGGTTGACCTCACGGCACCGCTGATAAGCCAGAAAGTCTTCGGCAAGCTGTATGCTCAAGCTCTGGCACTCCTGACAGCTCATCGCCTGAAGATGGCCGGGCAGGGCAACAACCAGTATGGAACTGTGGGCGATTCCCTGAGAATCGGCAGCTACACGGAGGGAAGCACTTCGATTAGCTTTAGCGTAAGTCAAGGCACGAATCTGACGGTTGATGCCGAGCTTGCACTGACGCAGTACGGTCTGGAATACCTGACCTTGCGGCGGCTGGTCGTAATTCCCATCCGTTCTGCAGGAGAATGCCGATGACTGGCGGATGGGATCGCCTGACGCCGGACGGCGAAAAATTCTTCCGGCAGTTGGAGGAGCTGGCCAACAAAGAGGTTTTTGTTGGCTTTCAGGCCGGGAAAGTTGTGGATGACCGAAATGTGGATATGGCCCAAATTGCCATGTTCAACGAACTCGGTACATCTACGGCTCCATCTCGACCTTTTTTGCGCAAGAGCGTGGATGAAAACGCCGACAAAATCAATCAGTTTTGCACAAACCAGTTAAAGGCCATTTCGGCGGGCGGAACAGCAGAGCAGTGCTTGAAGCAGGTCGGCGTTTTTGGCGTTGGCATTGTGCAGGAAAAAATTGTGGACGGCGAATACGTTCCTAATGCTCCATCCACCATCCGTAAGAAAAAATCAGACAAACCTCTGATTGACACTGGAAAAATGCGCCAGTCGGTCAAATATGTAATCCGCAAGAAAGGGGAAAAGTGATATGGGCATCGGGATTTTTCGCCGTGCTTTTGTTCTGCGCCGATTCGGTGAAGAACAAACCGTTGATGGATATGGCCGAGCTTCATATACAGACCAAGTTGTTTCGCTCAACGTCCAGCCGCTTTCTTCGGATGAACTTCAGGCATTGCCGGAGGGCGAGAGCCGGAACAAACGGATGCGGGCATTCGGTGACACGGTTCTAACTCCGGCAGACCGTTCTGCAGGAACGCGGGGTGATTGGCTTTTCTATCAGGGAAACATGGACCCGGTGGGACACTGGTACGAGTGCGTAAGCTCTCAAGGCTGGGACCACACCATGCTGAGCCATTGTTGCAGCGAATTTGTTCTGGTGTCAGAGGGCGAAGCAAAACGATTTCCAGCTCCTGAGCTCAAATCGGATGGGAAAGGCAGATACACCTTATGACCTTTGGAACGCTCAAAAAGCTGATTCGGCAGCTTACAGAGCTCTATTTCACTGGTGCAACTGTGCGCTATTCGGAGCAGAGCTTTACACCGAAACCGAGTTCGCCTCTTGTTACCCTGACTTTTGGCTCTGTCAACAGACCGCGAGACCCGCCCATGCGGTTTATTGATGGCCGCCCTGTCAGCTATTACCCGGCATCCGTTCCTGTTCAAATCGACCTTTTCACAAATGGCCGTCAGGAAAAAACAGAGCCGGGTTTCACTCCGATTGTGGAGAATACCGCAGAAGAAGACCTGCTCTCGTTTTCGAGTTTTCTGAACTCTCCGTATGCAACGCAATGGTGCGACCGCGAAAATATTTCCATTGTGATTCCGAATGAAGTTCGCGATTTGACGGGCCTTATTCATGATACGAATTATGAGTTTCGGGCATCATTCGAGATTTCGGTCTATTTTACGATGGAAGCAATCGGCTACACCGGGACGCTGGACCTGTCCAGCATCAAACCGGGCGAGCCCGAAACCATTGAGCCGGAATCCACCATGACACCAAGCGGCGGCGGAAACCCTGCGCTGGTCAAGGAGGAATCCGGCTATTTTACGAATGTTCAAATCAATGATAAGTCTGTTAAGGAGGACACAAAGATATGAGCATGGAACTCGACCGCATTTGTACGGTTGATATTTCGCTGGCAACCCCTATTTCTGACAATGCCAGCTTTGACAACATCCTCATCCTCGGCCCTGCTCCGGCAAAGCCCAAGGGCAGCATCGAGGCTGTTGCTGCATACAGCGGCTTGGACGAGCTCACCGCTCTCGGCGTGGTTGCCGCTGGCGAAAACGCTGACCCGGTTGGTGTGGCTGCGCGTGTGGCGTTTTCCCAGAGTCCCAAACCGCACGATATTTACGTTGCCTTTCTCAGCGAATCCGACAGCGGCGGCAACATTACGCCCGCCCTGACTACCATCTCTTCCATTATGGAGCACGCGCTGGCTGTAAGCGGTTGGTACTGCGTCTGCCCTGTTGGTCTGGATGATGCAAAGGTCAAAGAGGTCATCCAGTGGACAGAAACCCAGAACAAGCTCTGCGGCTACATTGACGATGATCCTGAGAATCCCATCGTTGAAACGGGGCTGTATCTGCGCAGCTTTCCGTTCTTCCCGAAGGAAACCGCTGACCAGTCTGACGATGACATTCCTGCGGAGAATAAATACGGCGCAGCTGTTGCGGTTGCCGTAAAAGCGATGAACTATCATGCTGGCGAGGAAACGTGGGCTCTCATGCCTGTTTCCGGCATCTCTCCGGCCAAGCTGACCAGCGCATACATCAAGAAGTTGGAAGCGGCCAACTTCAGCTTCGTTATGAATGCTGCATCCAAGAACATCACGCAGGGCGGCAAGACCAACGGCGGCGAGTGGATTGATGTCATCCGTTTCCGTGACTGGCTCCAGAACGATATGCAGACCCGCATTGTGAATCTGCTGGTGGTCAATCCGAAGGTTGCCTACATCGACAACGGCATCGGACTTGTCGAAAATCAGATGCTTGCATCCCTGAAAGACGGCCAGAAGTACGGCGGCATCGCTCCTACTGAGTACGATTCTGATGGCAACGAGATTCCGGGCTATACCACCTCTGTCCCGCTGGCCGCAGACATCAGCAGCACCCAGAAGGCATCTCGCAACCTGAAAGATTGCCGCTTCTCTGCCCGCCTTGCTGGTGCTATCCATGCAGTCGAGGTCAAGGGTTGCCTGACCAATGAGAACCTGTAAAGGAGGAAATCTAAATGGCCGATGCAATCAAAACGTATAACCCGAAAGAGGTCGTTGTTGCCTGTGGTACGCACATTGTCAGCGGTTATGCCGATGACAGCTTTATCAGCATCGAACCGAACGGCGATGGTATCACCAAAAAGGTTGGCTGTGACGGAGAAATCGCTCGCTCGATTTCTCCTGACAACACCTACAAGGTGAAAATCACCCTGCTTCAGAACAGTGACAGCAATTCGTTCTTCTCCAATATTGCTGACTATGACCGTGCTACGGGCAACGGTCTTTTCCCGGTCCTTATCAAGGACCTGCGTGGCGGTCTGCTGTTTGCAACTGAGGCAGCGTGGGTCATCAAGAAGTCTCCCGCTACTCGTGGCAAGGAAACCAACAACCGCGAGTGGGAAATCGACACTGCATCTGCTGTCATGACTGAATAAGGAGGCTCACCATGAAACAGCTGGAACCCCGCGAAGTCAAGGTAGGGGAGAATATCTACTATATTCGTCCTCTCCCTGCATTTAAGGCCGCAAACCTGACTGGTGAGCTGGCGGCACTGGTGTTGCCGCTGGTGTCCGGTCTGGCCCCGCTCATCGCCGCCGTTGACCCCGACAAGGAAGATAACGGTCTGCTGGATATTGACGTTGAGGATGCCACGCCCGCCGTGGCCAGTGCGTTCGCGCAGCTGGATGGCGATAAGGTCGAGAAAATCCTCCGTCATCTTCTGCTCTCCGGCAACAATATTTCCATCGAAGTGCCGGGCGAAAAAACGCGACTGCTGTCTGAAGACCTCGCCAACGAGGTGTTCTGCACCGATGTGCAGGATATGTTCATTCTGGCCTTTGAGGTCATCCGCACCAACTACAACGGTTTTTTCAAGAAGCTCGCCGCCCGATTTGGCAAAGTCGTAGAGGGTCTGAAGAAGAAGGCGGCAGCGCAGAACGCTACGGCGACCTCGACCTTAGCGGTTTCTCAGAGCTTGAGCTGAGAATGTACATCCTCATCAAAGCCCGTCTTGCATCCATGTGGGAACTGAAAAATTGCTACACGCTGGATGAGGCTCTGAAGCTCTACGCTCTATACCTCATGGAGCAGGATGTGGAGGCGGGCCGCGCTGAGGATATGGCAAAGGAGGTGAGGGCATCGGCATGACGATTCGTGATATCGGCATCCTGTTTGGCTACAAAATTGATGAGTCCTCAGAGCGAAAGGGAGAGGGGAGCATCAAATCGCTGAAGTCGATGGCCTCAAAAGCTCTTGGAGCCATCGGCATCACTCTCTCCGTTGCCGGAGTAAAATCCTCAATCGACAGCTTTGTGGAAGTCGCTTCCTCAGTTGAGGAAATGCAGAATAAATTTGATGTTGTCTTTGGTGAAACCAGCGATGAGATCAACCAGTGGGCGCAGGACTACTCAGACGCGATCGGTCGCAACAAGGATGACATCAAGGGATATCTGGCCGACCAGCAGAATTTGTTGGTCGGCTTTGGTATGACCCGCGAAGCTGGTGCGCAACTGTCCGAACAGATGACCACACTGGCTCTTGATTTGGCCTCTTTCGGAAATCTGGATGAAACGGCCTCTGTGAATAACATGACGAAAGCTGTCATGGGTGAATCTGAGGCCGCAAAGTCTTTGGGAGCCGTCCTGAACGATTCCACCAGAGCACAGGCGATGGCCACTCTTGGCCTGAGCGGGACTTATGATAAACTTGACCAGCTGACTAAAATGCAGGTCAACTATCAGGCGATTCTGTCCCAAAGCTCGGACGCTATCGGTGACTGCCAGCGCAGCCTCGAATCCTATGAGAGCACCAAGAAACGCTATATAGCCAAGCTGAAAGAGATAAAGACCATCATCGGCCAATTCTTTCTGCCGACCTACCAAAAAACTCTGAGTTTTGGTGCACGTGGGCTTACGATGGTCCGCGACTGGCTCCAGAGACTCACGGAACTGACGGATAAACTGGGCGGCTCTCAGCGTGTCATCGCTGTTGTCGCTGGCGCACTAGCTGCGATGTTCGTGGTTATGAACATCCAGAAAATCACAGCAGTAGTCAGCGGGTTTATGAAGCTGGCAAGGGCGTTGAACCTTGGAGCTGGAAAGGCTCTGCTGTTCTTTGGCATCTTTCTGATGCTGGCTCTGGCAGTTGATGATTTCATTGCGTTCATGCGCGGTGATAATAGCTTGCTGGGAGCCATGCTCGAAAGAGCTGGCGTAGACTGCGACAAGCTGCGCGAAAACATCATCGGAACATGGAACAAAATCAAAGAGGCCATTGGCTACATAGCTGATGGAATCCGAAATGTTGTAGTTCCAATATTCGAGGGCATCCACTCAGCCATCGGTGTGGCATTCGATGCGATTCAGGAAAAAGTCAATCAGGTGGCTCCCGGCATTGCTCAGTTCTTCAAGGAACTGTCGAGCGGGAAGGTTGACAAGAAAAAATGGACGGACATCGGTGAGTCCATCGGCAGAATTGCCGTGGGCGTGGTGGCTGTCATCGCTGCCGTAAAAGGCATCTTGGCCATCATCAGCATCATACTGACCATTATTTCGGTTGTGAAAACGGTCATTGCAGTGCTGAAACTGGGGTTTGTCATCGTCAAGAGCATCATCGTGGTTATCAAGGTGGCCGCTGCGGTCATCTCGATTCTGGCCGGGGCATTTGGACCAGTCATCGCTGCCATCGCTGCGGCGATTGCCATTGGCGTTCTCCTCTGGAAAAACTGGGACCAAATCAAAGAAGCCGCCCTGAATTTGCTGTCCGGCATCAAATCCACCATCGGGAAAATCCGCGATGTAATCGTACAGGGCTTTCAGGATGCGATAGACTGGATAAAGGCACTCCCGGCGCAAGCCGTTCAGTGGGGTGCAGATATCATTGACGGCATCGTTTCGGGCATTACCTCTGCGGTTGGGAAAATCGGAAAAGCGGCCAGCAACGTGGCCTCGAAAATCCGCTCTTTCCTCGGCTTCTCTGAGCCGGAAGACGGTCCCCTGAGTGACTTCCACACCTATATGCCCGACATGATTGACCTCATGGTCAAGGGCATTGCAGCGGGGAGGCGTAAGGTTTCCGATGCGCTCAAGGGCATCACGGGCGAAATGTCACTGACGGTAAAATCGGCCACACAGCCGAAAGAGCCTGAAAATGATAACCCTCGCAGCCCCTCAAAGCCAGCATCACCCATGCCGGACGAGCCAAAACCGGCAACTCCTGTAGTTCAGCGGCAAATCGTTGAGCACCAGTCTGAGCCGACTACGGTACAGGTCAGTTGGCCGGAGGAGCGGGAGGCCGAAGCGGTTCCTAAACCCGATACTGGCATCCGGGAAGTCCTTTCCAGACTGGCGGACCTCGCGGTCAAGGGCATTGCATCCGGCAAGCGCAAGGTTTCCGATGCGCTGCGGGATATCATCGGACGGCTATCCGACCCGGAACCCGCTGACACCGGAGAGGAAAACAATGAGGGGAACTTCCCGGAATTTCCGCCATTCCCCTCCATAAACTTCCCTGACTGGCCAAAACAGTCGGAGCCGACACCGATTAACTGGCCAGAAGATAGCCGCAAATCAACTCATCCTCAGAGCCAGAACATTTCACTTGGAGGAATCGTTTCGGGCATCGTTGGCGGTGTTGCAAAGGCGGTAGCGGCAGGGAAACGCTCTGTTGCTGAAAGCCCGGAATCTGGGGCGTATCTCCAAACGGCACTCTCTGGAATCCGGGCTATTGTCGGAAACACCCCTACCACAGAGAAAACCAGCTCTGTGCTGCCGGATACTGCAAAGAACATCACGAACAGCACCAATACCGTAAGAAAGAGCATCGTTCAAAACGTCAATATCAATAACCAGTTCAACGGTGACCGGGCCGGACAGCAAAAGAGCTCGAAGGCAATGGATAAGGCGGCAGCTGATACCACCGGGGAGCTGGCGCGGGCGTTGGCGTTTGCAAAGTAGGTGAAAGATTATGGCAAGAGCAAAACAACCTGTCAGCGTAGGCGGCATTGAGTTTGATGCCCTGCTGGAATCTGAGGAGGGATATGAGGCTGATGTGCCTGAGTACCCGACAGAGGCCGGGTTTAATGTCACAGACGCCATCATCCTGAAAGCCGACACGCTGACGATGACCCTTTTTGTGACTGATACCCCTGTGACATGGCGAAACCGAACTGGCTCCTACCGGGGAAAGACTGAAACCGTTGTGAAACGACTGGAGAGTCTGTACTTCGCAAAGGCGCCAGTTGAAGTGATCACTTCGGATGCGGTCTATACCAACATGGCCATCTCTAACCTGAACATCAAAAAAACGGCGGAGGTTGGCTACGCCCGCGAGATTCCGATTACATTCAAGAAAATCACGGTCACGGCATCGGCCACAACTCAGATACCAGACAGCTACGGAAAATCTGGCTCAACCGGGAAATCGGCTGGAACAGCAAGCACCAAGGCGGCGAGTACAACCGCTTCGGCGGCTGGCTCTAGCTCCAGCGGGTCCGGCTCTGGCAGTAAATCTGGTGGCTCGGTCCTTTACAACGCTGCAAGCAGCTTCGGGCTGCTCTGAAAGGAGTGTGCATGAATTACTCTGTCATTGAAGTTCCCGATATGAACGACAGCGTTTCACGAATTTCATTACAGGGCAGTCAGTATCAGCTCCGTTTCACATGGAATGATACGGGCGGCTATTGGATGTTCAGCATTCTCAACTCTCTGGGTGAGCCGTTGCTGATTGGAGTGAAAATTGTCCCTCAATTTCCGCTCAACCTGTTCCACAGCACGAAGAATATGCCACAGGGAATTTTTGCTGCACTTACCGAAAAGGAAAGCATCGGAAGGCAGGATTTTGCCGATGGCAAGGCACAATTCGTGTTTATTCCGGCATGATGCTGGAACAAATCATCCGGTAAAATCAATTCTCATTTTGAACAAATATCTGAGGGCGGGTTTGACAATTCGTTCTCAGAAGGTTCCAGACAAATTTCCATATACTTTTACTGGTAAAGTCCGGGTTTAATCAGAGGCTTTTCAGAGGTTTTGGGATGAATGTTGCTCAAAATGGCCGATTTTACACAGAATCCGTTGGATTGTCCGCCGGACAGTCCTCGGACTGACCAAAACGGGAAACTTTTGAAAAACGCTCATATCATTGGTCACTTTCATTGCATTACCAGAAGGGTAAGTTAGAATGAAGATGTGAACCAGGCAAACAAAAAAGAACCAGCGGCTCGCCCTACAAAAGCACCGCTGGTTCCTATCTCATGCCCGGAACGATACGAAGAAGTTCCGTTGCTATAATTATATCATACCAGCGGGCTTCTTTCAACACGAAAAGGAGTGAGTTGATATGAGTGGTAACGATCTTGAACGCGAAGTTATCCGTATGGGCGATGTCAGTGTCGCTATCGACATGGTGGACAGCAACCTTGCAGATGGCAAACTTGAGCAGGCGGAACGCGCCGTTGTGATTCTTCGAGAAATCTTCGATGCCCGCAACAAGGGGCTGCGGAGCTGCTTCTACGGAGGTGATCGGAATGCCTGAAAGCATGACCTTTACCGACAAGAGCAAGCGGGAAATCCATGTGATTTATGAATCCGATGGTACGCCACTCTTTTGCAGCAAGGATATTGCGACGGCAGCGGGGTATAAAGCCCCCAGCAAGGCAGTGAGCCAGAACCGCCGAAAAATCGAGGCAGTAAAGTGTTACGTTGATTGGCAGAATGAAACCAAACGCGGAAAGGTCCAGACCTATTTCTTTGCTGCCGAAAATGCGCTCAAGTTTATGAACAAAAAGCCTGTGATGAACGATGACTGCAAATGGATAATCAACACGGTCATTCCTCAAGCTCAGGAAATCGGATGCCGGATGGCAGCTGAAAAGTTGCGCTCTGAAAAACCGATAGCGGAACCTCAAAAAGAACCCACTGCACCGCTGAGCCGGGAAAGTATTGCTGAACGGCTCGACAATATCATTCTGGAGTGCCTTTTGATGAAGAAAGAGCTCATTCAGACAAAGTAAATACATGATTCACCGGGAGCTGCATTCTGCGGCTCCTTTTTTGTTGCAGAAAGGAGGGCTGTGCGATGGCCAATTTTGACCGCCAATATAGGCTGGCGGCGGGAAAGGCTGGAGATGAGGGCTTTGAGATTGGCGGCGGGCTCCGACCCCTGCACATCAACTTTTCAGTTGAAAAGGCCGACACGAACAGCCAGAACACAGCAAAGGTCACCATCTGGAACCTGAATGATGAACACATTGCAGAACTGAACAAAGATGACTGCGTTGTTTCACTCCATGCAGGGTATGGAAACACCCGCCCGCTGATATTTGCTGGTGTTGTCACCTACGCTAAGCGAAAGCAGGATGGAAGCGATATTGCCACTGATATTGAGCTGGTCGATAACCGCATTGCTATTCGCGACACCTACGTTTCGGTCAGCTACTCCGGCTCCATCAACTGCAAAACGCTCATTCAGGACGCAGCGGACCAGATGGGCGTGACCGTTTCATTTTCCTACAATGCGGAGTTCAAGGACATTCCGAATGGGTACAGCTATGTTGGCCCGGCTCGGAATGTGCTGACAAAGGCTTGTAATACCTGCGGCCTGACGTGGAGCATCAACAATGGCGTCTTACAGGTGAAAAAGCCGGGCGATACGATGAGCCGCGAGGTGTATGAGCTTTCTCCCAAAACAGGACTTATAGGTATCCCTGAGCGTGTCCAAATTTCCAATGAGGATAAAGGGTATAGCTACGGCTGGGATGTGGAGTACCTGATGAACGCAGCTATCGACATTGACGATTACGTTCACCTCAAGAGCAAATATGTTGAGGGATATTTCAGAGTCTATTCCGTGACCATTGATGGTGACAACATGGAAGGCTCGTGGACCTGCACGGCGCGGCTGCTGGAGGTGAAATAATAATGATGCAGGAAGTCGTGGACCAGATTAACAAATGTGTCCTCGCTCAGCTCGAAAATATTCACACCGCTGTACCGGGAGAAATCAAGGAGTACGACCCTGACAAGGGCATTGCTACCGTACAGCCAAAAGCTAAATTCAAAAAGCCGGATGGGACCATGCTGGACTACCCGGAAATAGCTGGGGTTCCAGTTGTTTTCCCGCAAAGTCAAAAAGTCACAGTTGCATGGGCTGTAAAGAAAGGAGACGGCTGCTTGCTCATTATGAGCGAGCGTTCGCTTGACTACTGGATGTACGACCGCGAAACGGACACAGAGCTTGCGTTCGACCTTAGCAACGCTATTGCAATTCCGGGTTTATCTCCAACGGGCAATGCTACCATGAAGATAGCTTGCGATGAAGATGGAGTGGCAATCGCCGCTGATTCCACAAAGGTAAAAATCACCCCCAAAATAACCGAAGTCAATGTGAACGGTACGAAGATCACTGTGAGTTCATCCAAAGAAGCACAGGTAAAGGCAGGGGGAACGACCCTCACCATCAATTCTTCCGGAGTGACGATTGTTGGAAACCTGACTGTCAAAGGCGGGATTGTGGCGCGTGACGATGTTAAGGCATCTAACGGAACGCTGGCCCTCCTGACCCATAAGCATACAGACCCGCTCAGCGGCGAAACCGGAACTCCGATTCCTTGATTCCAGTAAAGGAGAACAACATGGTAGACTTCAAACTCGATGCAACAGGGGATTTGGAGCTGACAGACAGCGGAGATGTCGCTCTGACCGAAAGTATTGTTCAGGCGGTGCGCATTCGGCTGCGCTGGTTTTTCGGCGAATGGCGGCTTGGGCCGGAACTGGGCTTTCCTTACTTTGAACAGCTGCTCATCAAGAACCCGAATGAATCGAAATTGCGGGGGCTGATAAGAGATGCCGTGACCGCAGTGGATGGCGTTACCGATGTGACAGACGTTCAGTTCAACATCGACAAAGCAACCCGCAGGGCATCGGTAAGCGTCATTTTTGCCACCGATGAGGAAACTTTTAGAGAGGAGATGGAAATTCCGTGGCAAAATACGGATTGACGGAGCAGGGGCCGAATCCTAAGAGGCTCGATGTGATTCTGGAAGAGATGCACGATGACCTGACAAAATACACCGGGAAAAACACCCGCCAGAATCCGCAATCTTTTCTGAATCACTATCTGACCAATGTGGCTGATGCCATCGCGGAGCTGTGGGAGTTCGGAACGGCTATTTATCATTCGCAGTACCCATCCAGCGCAACCGGAGCGAGTCTGGACAACGCTGCGCAGTATGGCGGTTCAACTCGTGGCGAAGCTACAAAGTCCTATTACCGCATTCTCTGTACGGGCGTAGACGGAACGCTCATTCCCGCAGGAACAACGATTGCTTCCGACACCAGCCCGGAAACCAGCCTCCGAAACCCGGTGGATGGTATGATAACCCGAACGTCGTTCAATAAAGCCGCTGTGGTTTTGGCATCGCCAAAGGCTACGGCGGCTCTTGGTGTGGCGATAAACGGAACACTGTACACCATCACTCCCGACCCCAAAAAGAGCACCCGCGAAACGCTGGAGCAGCTGAAAGCGGCTATCACGGACAAGGCATTCAGCGTATCTCTGGCTGATGACACCGACACGCTGCTCATCGAGGCAACCGATGAAACCAGCTCCAACACGCTGGTCCTCTCCGAAAACCTCACCACCTCATCGGTTGGCAGTATCGTGCAGTTTGCCACGGTCGATGACGGCGATATCCTGATTCCAAGCGGTGTTATTACGAAAATCGTCAAATCAGTTTCCGGCCTCAGCAAAGTTACGAATGTTGGAGAGTATGTTGCTGGACAGCTGGAAGAAACCGATATTGAGCTCAGAAAATCGTACACCGAAAAAATCTACAATCGCTCCTTTGCGATGCTGGAGAGTATCAAGAGTGCTATCCTCCAGAACGTGCAGGGCGTGATCAGCGTTGCACCCTATGAGAATTACACCGATGAGGTTGACAGCGCGGGTCGCTGGCCACATAGTATCGAAATTGTGGTTGATGGCGGTGACCCCACCGAGATTGCTCAGCAAATCCTGAACACAAAGGCCCCCGGCATCAATACATTTGGCAGCGTAGAAACCACGCTGCACGGTATCTACGGTGAGGAAATCATCGTCCGCTTCAACCGCCCGACCTATGTGCGCGTGTGGTTCAAGGTTGGCGTTACCCTGAGCCGGAATGTAAACCCGCCCATCAACTATGTAGACCTCATCAAAGAGCAGATTCTTGAAAAGATGGATGCTCTGGGCGCGGGCGAAGATGTTATCCCGCAGAAGTTCAATATCGCAGTTTCCGGCATCGACTACGTTGACGTTTGGCTGTTTGCCACCACGGATGCGGGTGCATCGCCGGGGGCGTACAATCTCCGCAGCGTTTCCATCTCGCCCCGCGAACGTGCGCTGACCGATGATAGTCGAATTGAGGTGGTGCTTGATGGTTGATTACATCCGGCGGCTCCATGATGACCTTGCAGAGCAATTCAAGGACAAGGCCACCATTGAGGCTTTGAATCGGACCATCGGGCGGCAGCTCAACGAGGTGCGCCAGTATTTTGAGGACCTGCGGGACAAGCGCGGGATTGATACAGCAGTCGGCAAGCAGCTTGATGGTGTCGGAGATATTGTTGTTTTGAGCCGCTTGGAAGCTGGTGAGCTGGCCTGCATCAACGAGTCTGCATACGTTCTGGATGACGAAGACTACCGGGCATACCTGAAATTCAAAGTCCTGAAAAACACGAACGCCTGCACCTACTATGACCTCATCAAAGGTCTGGCGATGCTCTGGAATATGTCACCGATATATTACCACGAAGACCCGGCGTTTCCGGCCACTATCATCCTGACTATGCCGGCGATGCGACCGGGCGGCGGGTTAATTGAAGTTGGCAAAGTCCCGACTATTCGGCCCGCTGGCGTTCAGGTTCAATTCCAATACCTGATTCGTGTTGTCGTGGAAACTATTGCCCAGTGGACGATAGCAACACATACGGTTCCACTCTGTAACCAGATTTTGTGCGGACAGTACCCGCGTCTGGGAACTCTGGGGGAATTTGTGTATGTTGAAACGAATGCAGGGTTTGAAGAAATCATCTCTCTGGTAAATTCTACGCTGACAGGTACTGTCGTTGTTGGCGGAAGAGCTTACAGCTCCACAACAGGGGAGATTATCACAACCGATGTTCAAATTACGGTTGACTCTGATTTTAGTGTGCGGGATGTGAGTATTGCCGGAAAGACGATTACTGGCGCGGTTCCGATTCGCGCCGTAAACGGAACCGTTTTGAGGAGCAGCGTTGAGGCTGACGGCTCGATAACTACCGGGTTTGCAGCTCTCACGCTTGCTGGTACAGCAACTGTCGGAGGCGGCGAAACTCCCCCGGCAGAGCAGGTGGCGTTGGCAGCATCCGCTGACGCTGGCGTAAAGGTCCATATCGCGGCGGCTACCATCAGACGATGCGGAACCGTTTCGTGTGGAAAATAAAAGGAGGTGTCGAGATGGCATTCTGGACGCAGGAATTTATGGCCAAACGCCGAGAAAATTGGCTCAATTCGCTTGTGAAGTTCGAGTATCAGGCGGACGGCTCATGGCACGAGGCGACCATCAATTCCAAGAAAATCAACGGAACGCAGCTTGAGCTGGTGATCAGCCTCCCGCGTACATCCGCAGGAACGCAGACCATCACGGCCATTCGCGTCATTGACGTATCGGGTAAACAGTGTGGCTATTCCACCACGAGCGTCAAGCGGGCCGTCAATCAGGGCGTTCTGGCCAAGTTTGAGTTTCCGATTTATGAGAAAGAAGGTGAAGAATAATGAACGGAAGAGAACAGCCGTATATGAGCAGCAATGCCACAGGCTCCTATACGCCGACAATGTGGCGTGATGACGTTCCCGGCATTCAGGATGGAACCCCCATTGATGAAACCAACCTGAACAACATGGAGGGCGGCATCAATGCAGCGGAGCTCTTTGCAGAGTATCTGGCAGAGGTTCTGCTCAAGACCAATGCCAAGGTGAACAACCTTGATGGCGAGGTTATCACGGTAACGCTCACCAACACCGGGGATTTTTACACGAACAATAGTGTAAAAACCATCCCGCTGGGAACCCGGCGCGATACTTTGGACTACATCGTTTCTGCTGAGATTCAGGGTGACACCACGAATGTAGGCGATGTGGTAATTTACGACAAGCAGACCAACGGCTTTAAGGTGAAATACACCGGAAGCGCGGCATCTGCGACCATCAAACTCTATGTGCATGGAGGAAACGCGGCATAATGGCAAACATCATCATTCATGGCGATGAGCGGCATGAGCAGCAGAATGCGGCTCTGCGGGAGTACGGAATCGACCCCTGCAGAGCTTCTTCTTTGCAGCGGGAAATGGCCGACTGCATCGCACAGAAAACGAATGAGGCTTATTCTGAAGCCAGAAAGGTAGGTACTATCTGATGACTGTTATCGAAGCAAATGTTGGCGAGAAGATTCCCTATGTGGTTCGGGGCAGCAAAATCACCTTTGATGATGAGCTCATGCTGAATCTGGCTAAGCTGGAGCGGGATGACCCTATTTCCGTTGATATCTGCATGACCAAACTCGGTATGCTCACCACTGGTCTGGGCCGGGATTATGTGGCACAGATTGCGATTCCCGCCCGTGAGTACACCGAAACAGAGATGGAGAACCCCGACTACAACGCGGAAGACCCAACCAGCCGCGAGAAAATCACCCAGCGTGACCCTGTGCCGTTCAGCATGACCAACGTCACTCTCACGCTCTACGCCCTGTAAGGAGGACCTGAATATGGCAAACTATGACCAGATGGCCGCAGCCGTCAAGGAACTGTCTGGCGGTAAAAACATCGTTCTGCTGGATGACATGAATCTGCCGTCCATCTATGTTCCTATTAACCGCCTGAAAATGTCCGAGCTCATTTCTGGCGGCTCCGAAAATGTTCATCCGGCGTTCTCTGTGAACGGTGTGGAAAAGGACACGTTCTACTATTCCAAGTACCAGAACATCATCATCAATGGCCGTGCCTACTCGCTGGCGCACCGCGATCCTGCTGTAAATATCAATTTCGACAATGCGCGACAGGCTTGTGAGGCCAAGGGCGCAGGCTTCCACCTGAGCACTCTGGCAGAATGGGCCTGTATCGCGCTGTGGTGCCGCAAAAACAAGACGATGCCGCACGGCAACAGCAACTACGGCCGCGATGAAGCATACACCCATGAGCGCGGACAGGAGTCCGCAAAGGATAACAACAATACAGGCCGTACTTTTACTGGGTCCGGCCCGGCAACGTGGGGTCACGACTGGACGCAGTTCGGCGTTCAGGATATGAAGGGAAATGTCTGGGAGTGGCAGACTGGTGCTCGTCTGATGGACGGCCAAATCAACATCATCCCCTACAACAATGCTGCAATGGGTTCTGAATGTGATGTATCTGCAAACTCTACCCTGTGGAAAGCCATCACCGCAGACGGTTCTCTGGTTGCACCCAGCACCGCGAACACCCTGCACTATGACTGGATTTCCAACAAAATCACGCTCATCCCCGAAACCTCGGAGCAGTTCAAGACCGATGCTGGCGAATATTCCGAGTTTGCCAATATCGTCCTCGGCAGCGGCCTGAGTGCCGCGCCTGAGCTGGCAAAGGCTCTCCTGCTGTTCCCGGAGGAGCCGGGCGGTGATTACGGCGGTGACGGTCATTGGATTGACTGCGCAGGAGAGCGTTTGCCGATTTGTGGGGGCGACTGGGACAGTGGCGCGGGGGCTGGCGTGTTCTATCTGAACCTCTTCAGCCTCCGTTCTGACGCGGACGGCGGCATCGGCTTCCGCTCCGCTTATGTATCTCTGTAATCTGAATCGCTGGATTCTGATGGGCGAACGGCAGTGAGCCCGTCAAATAAGAAAATGTGATGAGGTGCCGCAGGAAACCCTTTTAGGATTTCCTGCGGTCGCTTTTTGAGGACGATATGGCTGATAAAGAACCACTGGAAATTCTCGAAAAAATTTCCGATATGTACGATTACGCCCATGACGCGCTGAAGCAATTCCCGCGCGATGAACGGTATGCACTGGCCAGCGACATCAAGCACAAGATAGATGTCCTCATTGACCTTTGTATCAAGGCCAAGCGAGGGCATTACAAGAAAACCACGCTCCGCGAAATGGATGATGCCCTAGATACACTTCGGTTCTATGTGAAGAAATCCTATAAATTCCGGTATCTTTCCGAAAAGAAGTTTTTCATCTGGAATGATTACCTGACACAAATCGGAAGAATGCTGGGTAAGTGGATAGAAAGCAATAATCAGCGGGAAATGAATATGAGCCCAAAGGAATAGGCCAAAAATCCGAAGTCATCACACTGGGAGCAGGCTGAACTATGACGTTTGCCGATTTGTGGGGGCAACTGGAACAATGGCGCGAGAGCTGGCGTGTTCTATCTGAACCTCAACAACCTCCGTTCTAACGCGAACGGCAACATCGGCTTCCGCTCCGCTTTACCCTCATTGTCAGAAGCTCAGCACTCACGGGTGCTGTTCCAGTACGGAGGGGATAAAGGAGCCTGTTTCCGCTCTGGGCCGGAAGGCAGGAGAAAAATGCCGTCAGCTGTGTCATTCCTGAAGTGGCAGGTCATAGCAGCTGACAACTGCGGAAACCGCAAGTAGCAACGAGCAAAAGCTGTGATACGCAGAGCTCAAAGGATAGCAATGAAAATAAAGAATGTCTATGATACGATATTTTCAATGGAGAATATGTACCACGCACTGGAGAAAGCCACCGAGGGTCGTAGGTATCAAGCCGATGTGCTTGCGTTCAACTATGACGCATGGGGCAATCTCCAAGAGCTGCGATGGACTATTCTCAGCGGTAAATACCACATAGAAAAGTATCACATTTTTTATATCCACGAGCCGAAGCTGCGGATGATAATGTCCATCGAGTTTCGGCATCGTGTTGTCCAATGGGCTATTTACCGGGTCCTCAATCCGATGCTGGTCAAGGGATACATACAAGATTCTTATGGCTGCATACCGGGTAGAGGGCCACTCGATGCGATGCTCCGGCTGAAAAGCTGGACTGAGCAGGTTTCTCGTAAAGAGGATGGAAGTTCTTGGTACTATCTGAAACTTGATATCAGCAAGTATTTCTACCGGGTATCGCATCGTATTTTGAAAAACATCCTTGCGCGAAAGATAAAAGACGCAAGGCTTTTGGCCGTTTTGTACGGTATAATCGACTGCCCGCACACACCGTTCGGTCTGCCGAGAGGTGCAGCTCCAGAGGAAGTCCCTCTTGAGCAACGGCTCTACGATGTCGGAATGCCGATAGGTAATCTACTCAGCCAGATGTTTGCCAACATCTACCTGAACGAGTTGGACCAATTCTGCAAGCGAGTCTTGAAGATACGGTACTACGTTCGATATATGGATGACATCGTCATCCTGCACAACAGCAAAGAGGAACTGCGAGTTTGGAAAGACCGCATCGAATGCTTCTTGCTGGAAGTGCTGGAGCTGGATCTGAATCGGAAAACCTGCATCCGGCCCATCGGTCAGGGAATCGAGTTTGTGGGCTACCGGGTGTGGCCGCATCATGCCAACATCCGGAAGAGCACAACGCTCAGCATCAAGCGGAACCTGAAAGGTGTTCAGCATCGGTACAGGGTAGGGAAGATTCCACTGCCCCGTGCACTGAGCACGATCAAGGGTTATGTCGGGATGCTGCAAAAGGTTGATAGTCAAGAATTGATTGACAAGATATGCGCCGAGACCGTTCTGGTGCGCGCAGAGGAGGCTACATGAAGAAAGACCTGTTTCGCTGTCGCTACTGGACAGGGAAATTCTGTACCCGGCAGCATGAGAGCTGCGGTCCTGAATGCGGGTTCCACGGTTACTGCGGGGAATGCCGCAGCTATTACATTCCGGCAAAACAATATCCGTGCAGTTCTTGCCAATACTGCACCATACCAACAGAGGAACCCACACCGGGCTCCTCTCATTTTTTGCTGAACAGATGAAAGGAGGCTCAAATGGACCAACCCATTACGAGAGCCGAGCATGAAGAGTTCAGGCGGCGTCTCGAAGAAGAAAACGCCCGCCAAGACAGGCGAATTGCCCTGCTGGAAGATAACGTAAGCAAAATGGGAGCGTTGTCCACATCGGTTGAAAAATTGGCCTTGAGCATGGAAAGCATGGTCAAGGAACAGGAAAAACAGGGTAAACGTCTGGAAACTCTGGAAAGCCGCGATGGTGAAATGTGGCGCAAGGCCGTGGGCTATGTTGTGACGGCCATTATCGGAGCTTTCCTCGGATACGTCTTTACACAGCTTGGCTTTTAGGAGGTGTTCAGATTGAGTGTTATTACGTTTGGCCGCGATGACCACACAAAGCTCACGGAGAATTTTGAGCGGTACGAGTTCCAGTGTCCCTGCGGCTGTGACTCCCAGATGGTTGATACTGAGCTGACAAGCAAGCTCCAGACTGTCCGAGACAATCTGGGGAAGAAAATCAAAATCACCTCCGGCTATCGTTGCATCCGCCACAACAGCAGCAAAAAAGTCAAGGGCAGCAAGTCCAGCCGCCACCTCTATGGCCTTGCCGCAGACTGGCGGACGCAGGACCGCAGCGTGAACCCTGTGGCGTTGGGCATCCTCGCGCAGAGCGTTGGCTTTGGCGGTGTCGGCATTTACTGGTACAGTCAGGGGACGTTTGTTCATACCGATACTCGCGGCGGCAAGTCCACATGGCTCTGCACAACGCCCGGCAGCTACCCCAGCACCAGTTACAATGCTTTTGTGATGCCGACCATCCAGCAGGGCTGCACCGGGGCTGCGAATCGCTCGGCCACAATCATGCTCCAGAAGCTCCTGAAGGTCAACGCTGATGGAATCTTCGGCTCTGGCACGACCAAGGCTCTGATGCTCGCCCAGCAGAAGCACGGCCTCGTGCCGGATGGCATCTGCGGCCCTGCATCGTGGAAGGCCATCTCTGGGGCTAACAAGTACCTGTGAGAGGAGATAGGCTCTATGACGAATAGCAAAGTGTCCATCGCTACGCTGGCCCGCACGGCTGCTCTGGCGTTCGCTCTGGCAAATCAGGTTTCGAGCGCAGCCGGGAAGCCCCTGCTGCCCATCGAAAGTTCGGAGGTGGAACAGTTCGTGACCACCGGCCTGACCATTGCCACCAGCATTGCTGCATGGTGGAAGAACAACAGTTTTACCGCCGCCGCCATCGAAGGCGATAAGCGGATGAACAGCCTGAAGAATCAGGTTCACTGAATGAAAGGAGTAACCGAATATGAATGAGTTTACGAGAAGTCTGCTGTACGTCGCCCTGCTGGTCTGCGTCCCCATCGTGACCGCCTGCATCCAGAAAGGCATTGCTGTGTTCATCGAGTTCATCGCGGCAAAGACCAACGACATCAAGGTGCAGCGCCTCGTCCGGGAAATCGGAAGTGCGGTGTCCGATGCCGTGGCCGCAATGAACCAGACCTACGTCAACGATTTGAAGACCGCCGGGACGTTCAAGGAGGCCGAACAGAAGGAAGCACTTATGAAGGCCGTGTCTGCCGCGCTGAAAAGCATGAGCAGCGACGCGCAGGACTACATCAATAGCAACTTCGGCAATACGACCCAGTACCTCAAAAATCGTATTGAGGCCCAGATCGACGCCAATCACGTCGCCGCCAAGCAGGCCGCTGCCCAGAATACGCTGAATCTTGGCTGAGTCAGCGCAAAGTCAGCGTAAAATGATAATCCCCCTGTACCATGACCCGTAAAGGGCTGGTGCAGGGGGATTTTTTGTTGGGGGTTGTAAAAAACAAGAAGATATGGTATAATTCTTGTTGAAGCCTCTAAAAAGAGAAAGACACCGTTCCAACTTGCACGTTGCGGTGTCTCTCTGTATCTGGCATTAGCCTATTTACTGTAAGCATTAAAACATTAGCGGAATAGCGGCCTACAACGTTTCCTGTTGACATTATACTAGAGGTTTCATTAAATGTCAAGCTTTCAGGGAATAAAAATGGCGTATTCCTTATAGGAAGGAGCCTTTTATGACTAATTATTCAGTCCCCACTCTCAGAAAATATGCGTATCTTGGAAATTTCAGCAACTCCGTTCAGGAATTGGCCGATATGGCGCGTCCGGAACGTTGGAGCTACGCTGAAACACCCGGTACGCGGAAAAACATCATCTTAGAAAATTACGTCTACCATACGTTCAATCGTCTCCGGGCGCAGCAAAAAGCTAACCCCGAACGCAATTACATATACGAAACAGACACGGAGATGTGCTTCAATACAGGTCTATTCACACCGAACTTTGAACCAATCTTTGTTCTGTTTGACAGAAACGACACTGAACGTCGGGCGAAATGGAAGCTCAGAGGATTTTATAAGGAATCCGCAGCAGAGCTTAGTCAGATTTCCCCCTTGCCGGAACGGGCAAGCTATTTTGACAGCATTTCGGATTTGATGTTTGACACCCGTCTCGAAATGCGTATCAATATCGACCACATTTTAGAAGACGAAAGGAATCGCAAGCGTATTCCAGAACAGTATAGAGATATGAGCAATCTCCCCATGTTGTTCCGGGCCGCATTGGATTACGCAAAAATTCGCGTAAAAGAAAACTACAAGGCGGCTGTACCTCAGTATTATCACGGACGCATTCAGTTCTTGCTCCCTATTAGTTTGGGCGATCCTAAAAAGGTTGACTTATCGCTCGCAGTTGGTGCGCGTAATGGTGTTTACACAGGACACACCTGTTTGACGCTGGATATGGCTTACAACAACGCTCGTCTCATCGCTAAGCCTGAAAGTGATTGGCTTATCGGCTCATAAGTCGGAGTTTCTCCCCCTTTGCACTCTATGTGCAGAGGGGGATTTTTTTGTTTGCACGGAAATTCCGATGGAACAACGTCGCCAGAAAAATCAATTCTCAAAATAGCCAAATTTTGTTATGCACTTTTGACAAATCCTTTCCAGAGGGTTCCAGACGTTTCCCAATACACTTTTACCCGTAACCAAAATGCAAATTCAGAGGTTTTCCAGAGGCCACCAGCGGCTTGGCATCAAATAGCCAGTGGATATAAAAAATATTTTGAAAAAATTAAAAAACGGATTGACTTACCAGTTGGGTAAGTTATAATGATACTAAGATAAATTACCAAAAAGGTAAGTTATCTACAATTACCAGCATCCGGCTGGTAAGTTGGAAGCACGAGCAGGAGGTGTAACAAAATGAAAGGCGAGTGCAGCATGACCGCTTTGGAAGCCAGCCGCTTGATCGACTGGCTGAAAGCTCACGGTCACACGGACGAGGAAGCGACGCAGTGCATTAAGTGCATTGCCGGAGTCCTCGACCCCACAACCGGCGAGTCTAAGAAACAGTAAAGGCTAGGTTCCCCACTTAGTTTGCAGACGGGTGGGAACCTAGCCAACCGGAACGGGATGGAACCTGCCCCATCTCGTTTCGATTTTATCAGTATGGCAGGGGAAAGTCAAGAGGTTTAGAACTATGTATGATCCGCGTGAACACAAGGAACTGATTAGCCGGTTGGTTTCCGAGGCCAACCAGAACGACCCCAACTGGGAGTGGTCGGTCAGACGCCTCAGCAAGAACGTGGCCTGCATCTTCTGGGGTTACCTCGAATACTGCGATGAAGCGGAGTTGTCGTTTTCAATCAAGCTCGGCGAAGCCGATGGCAGATGCTGGGTTGAGGCTCGTAACGAGCACGGCTGGATACTTGAAAGTGAGATTGTAGCTGACAAGAATCTTCCATTCCTGAACTGCCCGATTGACAAGGCCGTCGAGAAGATGGTTCGCTGCATCGTCAACACCGCTCATGCCTGCTACTGAGAGCATTGCCCGCCGGTATGCAGCGGACATCGGTTTTGCGGTAGTCGGCGAGCTGACCCGCAAGCCAGAGTGGGACGGCATAGCCAGCGGCCCGGAAATTGGGCTGTCTGGCTATTGCCGGGTCTGGGTGGATGAGGGCGGCAACGCCTACTACGTTCATGGTAAGGAATGCGCCATCATAGACCCGGAAGGTATGGTCTATTGACCGCTGGTAAACTCCAAGATGTACTCCATAAATTTTTTCGGTAAATCTTCGCTTTTCGTTTGACACCAGTGGTGGGAAAGTTAGAATGAAGACACAGAAAAACATACCAAAACGGTAAGATTATGGAGGATGCGAACATGAAGAAAGGCTACAGAATCAGCGCTCACACCAAGGAGATGCTTAAACGGTATGGCTCATGGGATGCTGGCCGATTCAGCTACGAGGTAAACGCCTACCCGAAGATTTTCGGTGATCCGAAAAATCCTTCGGTTGCCGACGAAGTTCGCTACGCCCTGCTCAGAAACGGCGAAATTATTGACTGGGACTTCAAATTTTAACCCGCCTGATGATGGCCGCTGGCACCGGCCGAAACGCCCTGCTGGGCGTCGCGGGAGCCACCCGCAGATACATGATATTTTGGAGGTTTTAGTTATGGAAAACAAGAACATGACCGTTGCTCGTGAGTGGGAGAACGACCCGAACTGCTTCCTGCGGATGCTGAACAGCCCCGCACAGCAGCGGAGCCGCGCTGCCCGCCGCCAGAAGGATGCCGACCGGGAGCGCTTCAACAACGTGCTGAACGCCGTTGCCATCGGCGCAGCAGCCTTTGCTGTCACCCTGCTCGTTATCTGCTTCGTTCTCTGATGGAGGTATCAGCTATGGATAACCAGAACATGACCTATCCCGAACTGCGGGACCTGTTCGTTGAACACAACAAGACCCAGCTTGCAAAGCCGGTGAGCGCCTGCATCGTATTTGCTGACAGCAACTGGCCTGACCGCCATTACCCGCTGCGCAGCCGCACCTATGAGGTCAGCAGCGACAACAAGGCTTTCCGGTCCAGATGCTGCTCCACCAGCCTGTTCGGTTCCTGCTTGGATGGCACCGACCAGATGGTTCGCCTCGACTGTTACATGAAGGACTTCGGCAACAAGGGCGGCTGGGTCGTTGACCACTGCTACCTGAAGGAGAACAGCGATGAATCCGATGTATGATTGCTCCGGCCAGCTTGACCGGTTCGGCGGTATGACGGAGCCGCCTGATGACCGGGGTTTTGAAGAAGAACCTGAATGGCAGCGGCCCGAAGAAGCCAATGCCGTTTGCTGGGGTGACTGATGGAGGTGAGTGATATGGGACGTGGCAATGTTTGTGTGACCGGCTCGTATGAAGGCTTGTTCTACATCGACAACGATGATCTGCGGGTCTACAGCAGGAATGCCCCCCACGCCAAAGAGGAGGAAACCAGCTTACAGCGCGACCTCAGCTGTGAAGACTTTTCGAGCGGCGAATGGCTTCTTGATGAAATCGGGAGCAGCTACGAGGAAGAAGACGTTCTCGAATGCTTCTGCACCGAACTGCGGAAGCTCTGCCCCAGCTTCCAGCCTGCGGCCAACTCGAACGTCTGGCTCGGCAATGAGCGCCGGGTCATCCTCGAAAACGAGCTGTTTTACATCTGCGTGGAGGACAACGAATGGTCGCTGGCTATCGAGCTTGTCCAGAAAGACGGCTACTCCGACTGTGAGAGCGTATGGATGGCCGGTCTTCAGAAGCGGCGCTACCGTGGATACCTTGATAGCATGAAAAAGGCCCTGCTGGCCCGCCTGCCCAGCATTGGCATTCGCACCGGGGCATGGACGAGCGGGACTATCACGAGAGAGGAGGCTGGTATATGCTGAGTGACATGATTGATGATCTCGTCCGGGCCGACTGCCCGCAGGAAAAGAAAGCAGCCTACCGACAGCTCGAAAAGCTCGGCGTTGACCGCATTACCGCTGATGTCATCGCCGATGAGCGCCGAAAGGAGGCACACCTGTGAGCCGCTACATTCCCCCTGAGGAGATGAATGAAGCTCAGATCAGGGAGCAGTTGGATGCTGAATATCAGCACTGGGATGACCTGAAAAAGAACGGCTGCTCTGACCCTGCATGGCCAGATGGCGTGAATCTGAACCTTGTTCGGAACCACATCATCTACTGGTATCGGCTCCTGCGAGAACGCACCAGCCAGACTGTGCAGCTCTCGATGTTCGACGCTGGTATGGATTTGAGGAACGAGCGGCCTTTGCCGCCGGAAGTCCCGGACAAGTATATGGTTCCGACCGGAAAGTACCCCGACCGTCTGAACGGCAAGTGGGATGGCCTGATTTTTGACCCGACAATTTGAGGAAAGGATGAAGAAAGATGACCGATGAAAAGAAGTTCGAGGTTCATGCAGAGATTACGGTCCGGCTGACCCAGCAGGATGTTGATGACATCATGGTTTCTGCGTTGGAGGGGGGCATCTGCTATTGGTCCGACTGCGTAGAGGTTGTTGACCGCTACCTTAGCGAGTACGCCAGCGGACAGATTTCTCGCGGCGGCAAGCTCAAGATTCATGTTGATGAGCCGTTTGATGAGGCGAACACCGAATGGTACGAGCTGGACATGGAGAAGTTCGCACAGGGCTTCCGCCTCTGGCTGGAGAACGGCGGCGATCGCTACGGCGCTGTCGGCAATGGCGAAGTTGACACCTGCGAGATCGACGGCGAAATGGCAGACCTCATCATCCAGTACGCCCTGTTTGGCGAAGTAGTGTACGGCTGAAAGGGGTGCAGAATAATGATGGCATGGTTGATCGTGATAGATCAGTGGCTCGAAACGGCCACAGACATCCTCTGCGCCGCCTTTTGGGCAATCGTCGGGGCGATGGCCGTTGTGGGCTTGGCGAGGCTCTTTCTGGGGAGGCATTGGTAATGAGAACACTGAGAGAGCGTGATGCGCTGCTTGAAGAATTGTGGAAGCGGTTCGGGGATGTCCCTATGGACCCCTCCACCGAAACGATGGAGGCCCCGTTTCTGGATTTCCCGGCAGGAACCAGCCGCGTTGACATCTGGCACTGGTTTGATGAACGGCATAGCAAGGGCATTGCCTACTTGATTTACAACGAGGAGGCCTCTAACGCGGCAAGCATCACGAGCCTGCTGCACTGCCAGAAGCTCTGCACTGAATGCTGTTCTGAAACCTGCGTGTTCAACCCGCAGGGCATCTGCATGGCCCCGTTCCTGACTGGGAAGAAGCCGGGCATCCATGATGATGGTTGCACCGATTACTGCCCGAAGCCGCTGGATGGCTGTGAGCTGGTTCGCTCCTACTCCGAGCATGAGCTTCGGAGCTATGAGGAGGACGTGCGGGAATATATCTCACAGTTCACCGATGAGGAGCTTATGGAAGCCTATGAGCTTGACCGCACGACGCTCAATGCGCTCGCCCCGCGTGCAGCGGTCTTGATGCGGAAGTACATTGATAATGACGATAGCTGGACGTACCACCGTGATTATGCAATCTCGGAGGTCGTCAGCGAGTATAAGGAGGACAAAGACAATGGCTGAGAAAATGATGCCCTATGCGCTGCGGATGACGCTGGCAGTGCTTGCAAACAAGCCGGATGATGTCCGCAGTATTTCTGTTGAGTGCGTCACCGCGATGACCAAAGAGCTGATGGGCGTTGTAAGCCGGTATGACCTGATGGACTTCCCGTTCATGGTTGCTGCCCTGCGGCTCACCGCAACCTCGCTGGAGTCCCTGCTGGATGAGCATGGAAAGGGGATTGCCGATAACATCGTCGCCAACACCACCTGCATCACCATTGATGCTTCCGAGCTGAAGCGTCAGGCAAAGGAGGAGTAAGGATATGGAAATCAAGCGCGGCGACATTTGGTATGTGAGCAAGGACAACTACACCGGCTGTGAGCAGGCGGCAGGCCGCCCGGCAATCATCGTCTCTAACGAGAAGAACAACGCCTGTGCAGAGACGGTAGAGGTCGTATACCTGACCACCCAACCGAAGAAAGACCTGCCGACGCACGTTCTCATCCGCAGTTCGGAACGTGAAAGCACTGCCCTCTGTGAGCAGATTACGACCGTATCGGTTGACCGCCTGCTGGGCTACAAGGGCCATCTGACCCCGGCAGAGATGACCAACGTGGAGGTTGCAATGCTGATCTCGCTGGAGCTGGAAGTTGGAAAGCCCATAGAGAAAATCGTGGAGGTCACGAAAGAAGTTCCGGTCATCCGGGATGTCAAGGTGTCTACGCCAGCGTCAAATCCGAACATGGCTGCGGAGCTGGCCGCAGCGAAAGCCAAGTGTGAAATGCTCCAGACCATGTACGAGAGCCTGCTGAATCGGGTTCTGGCTGGAAAGGCAGGCTGATGGTATGCGAGCATCTGATATGGTACGCGCAGCCCTTGCTGGAGCAGGGAAGACCCAGAAAGAGTTGGCCGAACACATGGGCTGGACCCCGCAGAACCTCAGCGGGCGGCTGAAGAACAACTCGCTCACCTTCGATGAGCTGTCAAAAGCTCTGCATTTTGCTGGTTATGAGGTCTCCATGAGTGATGCCGACGGTGCGGGCCTCCCGGAGCTGGGCAACAGCACCAGCCCTGCTGTGGCGCAGACCGTAGACGGCGTTCGATATGACACCCGGAAGGCGGAATCGCTTTGCTCGAATAAGGTCGTGATGTTTGAGGACTTCTATGTAGAGCTGTTCGAGGATGCCGCCGGGAACTACTTCACCGTCCTCTACCAGCTTTCTGGATGCCAGCATCATACCATCACCCCGGTAAGCGCCCGTGCTGCCCAGCAGTTCTTAGAGAGGTTCGGGAGCAGAGCATAACTGCTGGCTAAAGTTCCTTCGGTATACGGTAAATTTTTTTGTGAAATCTTCAGTATAAGTTTGACTTACCAGACCGGTAAGTTAGAATGAAGATACAGAAAACAGCTTACCAAAACACGGAGGATTTAGAAATGCTGAAGGTGAAAGAATACAGCAGCTTCGAGGCTTTCGAGCAGGACGAACACCGGCAGGACGTCGATCTGGTTGCCATCGTGAACAAGCCGAACGGCATGGTTTGCGCCGACCTCATCACCGACTGCAAGATGTGGCAGACCGCAGTCAACCGCTTCTTCAAGGCATTGGTCGGGGATGAGCGCTTTGATGGCTGGCAGGAAACCATCATGGAGTGCATCAAGGAAGGCTTCTGGCAGGACAAGGCGCTGACCGATGGCAAGTACACTGGCGGTTACTTCTGGGAGGTTGAAGACCTCGATGGCCGGTTCTACATCTGCCTGAATGTTGTCGGAAAGGAGGTTGCCTGATATGACGGTTCTGGACCACATGAAAGCCGCCGGGTATGACCCGAATGCAGCACGCAACGCGGATGATCTGCGGCGCATGGGGGCTGGTACGATGGAATGCGAGAGCATCCAGCTCCGCACGTTCAGCTGCCGCCCCTACCAGTACGAAGGTGAGATGTTGGCCGTAGAGGCCACCGCGATTGTTCCCTTTACGGATGGTACGCAGCGACCCTACCCGGACGGATGGCCGAGCAGCATCAAGGCAAGCGCAATGGCTTTTTTTCAGGATTGAGGAGGATGAGTGATATGGCAAAGCGGATGATGAAGCTCACCGTTGAGGAAGTCCGGGCGAACATCCCGTACGACCTCATCTGCATGGTTCGCTACGGCTGCACTTGGAGCAGCGGTCGCCGCCGCAGGGCATGGCTGGCCGACTTCAGCGAATCGGAGCGGGAGGCCGCAGGGCGGCTGTTCCGCATGGCTCACAACTGGACGGTCGGCCGGGGCGTTCCCGATACCGTGCAGATGAGCCGGAAGACGTTCCACCTGTGGCAGAAGCTCGGCGACTTCTGCGCGTCCATCTGAAAGGGGAAGCATCCTCATGGAGAACGACGCTACTAAAACCATTCTTCCATCGAAGGAAGCGCTCAACGAGTTCTTGAAGGCACACAAGTACAAGTCTTTCCCGACTGCCGTTGAGGCGGCACGGAACGGCAAGAAACTTGTCTTCATCTTTCTCGACTGGGAAGCTTACGGCGACCGCAGCTACTACTACTGCGAGGAAGATGATACCGTTTACTCTGACTACCTCAGTATCGGAGATTAAGGAGGAATTTGCAATGACCGTTGAGTATCGCACCATCCGTGACGCTGCTGAAGCGTGGGTCCGCGAAATGAATGCCATCCCGCAGGGGATGATTGAGAAGCTGATGGGCATGAACCCCGATGACTGGACCGAAATCACCAAGCCTGCTGCCGGTGACACCGTATACGTTTATGATCTGCCCGATGAGGTTGACAGCCTTGAGCATTGCGGCACCATCAAGAGCTATAACGAGGAGAGCGACCTGTACTGCATCGAACTGTATGATGGCAAGCTCGTTTCCGCCGAGGAAGATGACTTTGATGTTGAACGGGACGACGTTCTTCCGATGTGGGGAACGATGTGGTCGTTCGGCGATAATGTTGATGACTGGTGGCTGGAGAAGAATGGCGGGCTTCAGGCGATGTCCAACTGCGGGTTCCGCATCTATGAGTCCGAGGAGTTCGGCTACTTCTTCGGCATCGACGGAGCCGGATACGATTTTTACGAATCGCACTGGGAACCGCTCTATAAGGCTCGCGGTCTCCAGTGGCATGACCCGATGGCCGAGGAGGAACGCCAGATGCTCCACAAGGGCTATACCAAGCGGTCGCTCGGCAACAAGTGGGTCTGGTGTGACAAGAACGGCGCGGCGGTCAAGGAGGTGGGTTTCAGTGTACAAAATCAGAGGTAAATATCCCGGCCAGCCGTGGGAGGACATCGACGAGTTCGACACCCGGCCCGAAGCTCTGAAGATGCTTGCCGAGTACCGCATGGCCTATGGGCCGGGATGGCGGTTCACCATCAAAAAGGCGGTGGCAAAATGAGCAGATATGAGCAGCTTTCCATGTTCACCATGAACGTGGAGCAGGTAACCGCCACCTGCTGTATGGATGGATGCCCGGCGCGGGTCAGTCCGGTGGAGCCGTGGATGGCGGCGCTCATCCCAGCCGGAGAATATGTGGTGCAGATGGCTGGGCATCCGCTGGTTCTGCGTCCCATGCCCGGCAGACAGGCCGACATCCGGCGTGGGCATGAATACTACCACTACATGATCGGCGGGCGGCTTTATGCCGGCACATTCGTTGGGAGGGATTCTGGATGATGGACAAGATTGTGGTCACAGCGGCAGACATCGAAAAGCTCCTTGCATGGCGGGATGAGCACAACGATCTGGTTCGTTCGATGCCGGTTCCTCTGCGAGAAGTGGAAATCCAGATTGTCGAGAGCGGCATCTCTATCAAGTGCTTCCGCTCTGACAAGAAGCTGAAGCTCTACCTCGACAGCCCGGCCCGGAAGCTCGGCCATGTTGTCTTTGCTCCGCTGGGCAACGGCCTGTGGAAGAAGAAAGTGAGTACGCTCCCTGCGGACTGCAACCCAGCCGAAACCGAACAGGGCGCTTTGACCGTGTACGGCTCCCTGATGGCGCTGATGACGTATGGAACGGTCGGCATCAGGGACGAGAAATCCGCCGCCTCAACAAAGGCTCCCGCCAAGCGCATAGGCTCCACAAAGCCGCATACAGCCAACACCACATACATCATTCACTCGGCTGGAAAACAGCTCATAGTGGTTCCCAGAGGCCACCATGCAAGCCCGGCCTGTTCCTTTACCGTAAGAGGCCACTTCCGCCACTATAAGAGCGGCAAGACGGTTTGGATTGCGGAGTACCGCAAGGGGACTGGCCGCAGCCGGGGAAAGACCTACAAGATTGGAGGTGATCTGGATGGTCGAGAAGTCCGAATGGCAGTTCCTCGTTGATTACCTCAAGGATGACACGACAGATTTCTACAACGATGCCTGCCAGAACCAGCTTGTGGCCTTGTGGACCTCGTACTGCCTGCATAACAGCCTCGATGTCGATACAGCGATGTACGATGCAGTTTTGATGGATTTGTTCAACGCTCTCTCCGATGAACAGAAAGCCGAACTGCACTGCACCGGCTTCTCGGAGCTTGATAGTATGATGGCCCAGTGGCTTGTCTGAAAGGAGATAAAAAATGAGCGACATACGGTTAGTTAATGTAGTGCCCATCGTCAACGGATGGAACGATGCGGCGAAGAAGAATCTGGAGGAGGCCAAAACCTTGATGGCCTCCGGGAACCATCTCGACTACAACAAGGGTGTTGTCAAGGAAAGCGTTGCGAACCTCGTTTCCGGGTTTGCCGATGACCTGATGAGTGCGCCCTTCATCGACCCGGAAACGCTGCGGCCGATGGCACACTGGGATGGACAGTATGACGGCTACTATGACGGAGAGCCCGTCGTACGCTGCAAGGACTGTGAACATTTCAAGAACTACGGAAAGACATCTTTGCTCGCCGATGGAAAGAACATCAAGGCGGGGTGGTGCTACAGACGGATTCGGTATGATGAGGAGTACAGGATGCCGCCGGACGGTTTCTGCTCATACGGGAAAAGAAGGAATGGAGGTAATGGCAATGCGAAAAATTGAGGATACGGAGGAGCAGAATGAGCACTGAACACAAAGCTGTCCTCCTGAGTATCCGACCTGAGTGGTGCGTGAAGATTCTCAACGGAGAAAAAACTGTGGAGATTCGCAAGAATCGGCCAAAACTGAAGCCTCCGTTCAAGTGTTACATCTACTGCACGAAGGCTCAAAAAAAGCTAATCACCATCTTTGGAGATGGAGATGTCTTTGGCGACGGAGAAGTATATCGCGGTAAACCGCAATTTGTCACTTGGGACGGTGGCAACATTCCAATCGAAATCAGACAGAAAGAACAGACCGTTATCGCCGAGTTCGTCTGCGACAAAATAAGGCCTATCATCGGCAAAACATGGATTGTCAAAGAAGACATCGAAAGAGCCACGTCTGGAAGCTGCCTGTCCTTGAAGCAAATCATAGAATACGCCGGATGGAGCCATTGCTCCTCGTTCACCGAGCGCAAGGAGCTGTATGCGTGGCATATCTCAGACCTGAAGATTTATGACCAGCCCAAGTCCTTGTCCGGCTTTTCTAGGCATGACTTTCGTGGCATGAACGGAACCGATGTCTGTGGAAATGAGAGCTGCGAGCATTATCAGCCGTCTGGAAGCTATATGCTCCCACCGACCTGCGAAATCAATGGCTGCTATTTGAGCAAGCCGCCCCAGAGCTGGTGCTATGTTGCTGAGGTAGAGGAGGAAGAAGCAGAGTGACACGTAAAGAAATGTTTGACCTCAGAATTGCAAGTGATGGATTTCGTGGTGCGGTCAGAAAAGCGCTGTTTGAATGCTCCAAATTTCCGCCCTGCACTGAGCGAATAATCGTTGAGGGAAGACTGGCTGAAGCGCTGTGTTTTTCAGAGCGGATGATGGAAAAAACGTACAAAGACCTTGAAACGGAGGAAAAAACTAATGTGGGCTGAAATGTCTGATGCAGCCAAGTGGCTGGCTGTTGGAGCTGCGATTGTCGCAGCCGTTATCGTAACTGGGCAGACGTACCCGCTGTGGTTCTTTCTGATTCCGATGATCTGTTGATGAGGAGGTGCCGACCGTGGAACTGAAGAACAGCGAGCATTACAACGACCCGACGCCGTATGAAGCACACAAGAACATCCGCAAGGAGGAACAGCTTGAAGCTGCCCGGATGCGCACCATCAGCGCATTGGTCAGCGCATTGAAGCAGGTAGCCGATCTCGCCGGGTTCGAGATCGTGGGCCGGGTTGTCCTTATGGATAAGGATTCTGGGAGGATTTTCAGATGAGTACCCCAAAGTGCGAGATGTGCGGACGGGACATACCGAACGCCAAGAACCGCCAGAAGTTCTGCCCTGACTGCGTAAAGAAACGTCAGGCCGCACAATCCCACAAATCTTATCTCAAGCACCGCGAGTATTATCTGGAACGCAGCCTTGCTCAAGCTGAACGTCGGAAGCAGGAAGCGCTGGAGGAAAGGATGCTGGAGGAACTTTTGCTCGCAAAAAGACCGGAACCGAAGTACAGCATCACTCAGGTGGTCGAAAAGGCAAAAGACCTCGGCATCAGTTACGGCTGGTGTTCGTATCTGCTTTCGGTCGGAAAAGTCTGTATGGAATGAAAGGAGAGCGCTTATATGACGCTGATTACGAAGTCCGAAGAATTGATGGCCGTTTCTGTCCGGCAGGGTGTTGAGCTTGCCGCCATTGAGGCCAAAGTGCTGCTGGGCTATCTGGAGGGGCATGACTACAGCCTGATGATGGATGACAAGTTCCATCTCGCCCTGCATGACAATCAGGACGGCGAGAATGCCGACAACGATCAGCCGTACACCATCCGGGACTGCATCGACTTCTGTCAGGAGATGAACAGTGAGCTTCTTCTGGAGGAAGCGGGAAAAGAAGGCGGCGACCCGGACTACTTCAGCGAGCTTCAGAAGGATGAGCTGATTCTGGGTCTGATGATGGGACGCGCTAAGGCAGTGCTTCCGCCCCGGACCAGCACCTACGATGTGGTCATCATCGAATACCTGAAGAAGGTCGTACCCGTCGAAGCCGCAAGTTGGGAAGAAGCCAAGATGCTTGTCAACGAGGCGTGGGACAACGGAACCTACGTCTTGACCGCAGATGACTTTGCCGGGGTGAGCTTTACGCTCGGCCACTGA